ATGCATTTCTTGTATCAGTTTTATTTGTTAGTTTCTTCATATTTGCCGTGTCTAGCTTCCATTTGCTTTTGCCAGATTTTAAACTGTTTCTTTGCTTTTTCTTCTGCTCTTTTTAATTTAAATTTACTTACGTGTTCAGTAAAATTTCTACCTAACATATGTTCATATTCGTGTTGGAATATTCTACTTATCATACCATCTAAATTGCCTTCTTTTAAATCACCATTTTCATCTGTATATTTTACTACACATTTTCTAGGTCTTTTGATACTTAAAAATAAGAAAGGATATGTTAAACAACCTTCTTTCATCATTATAGTTTCTTCACTTGTACTAACTATCATAGGATTAAAACAAGCCATTTTTAAACCATTTTCTAATGATAAATGATTACCTAATACAAACATATTAAATGGTAACCCTACTTGATTAGCAGATAAACCTATACCACCATATCTTGCCATTGATTTAAACATTTCTTCTGACAGTTCTTTTCTATCTTTAAAATCGTGTTCCTTTAACATATCATCTGTAAAGGGTGCTATAGCTGACCTAACTTTAGGATCGCTAGGCGGTAGCAATTTTAAAAGTCTTTCTACTTCCATTCCTTGTTTTTCTGCTTCTTCTTTTGTAATTACTTTAACCATTATATCCTATCTAGTACTGTAAAGTTTTGGTCTTTTTTGTACTTAATTATGTTTGTAAATTTATCAAATAATATATCACCTTTATGTGAAATAATAAAGACATTTTCGTTTGATAATTTCTGTACTATTTTAAAGAAATCATCTGTACCTGCAAGGTCTAAACTTGAATCAAATATCTCATCTAGTATTAATAGATTTGTATTAGTAGAGTTTTTAAGTTTAGCTATATCTCTCCAAGTAAATAACAATGCTAAATCTATTCTCATCTTTTCACCTTCACTAAAGTTATTATAATTAAATGTATCTCTATATCTACTCTTAACTGTTTCATTAAACTCTTCATCTAAATGAAATGATACATAAAACTCCATTGATTGTAGATACTTATTAATCAATTGATTCATTATAGGTATATACTTCTTAATTATTTGTGCCTTAGCGCCTTTGTCATTTAATACTTGTCTTAATACATCTTGATACATTTTCTCTTCAACAATTTTATCTAATTCTATTTTACAATGTCTTAATTGGTCTTTCATTTCATTTAATTGTTTTCTAATATTTGCTATATCTTCTTCTTTATTTGAAAATACTTTTAAATCTTCTTCTATATTATCACTTTGATTTTTAAGACCTTCTAATGATGTATTTACTTTTGATAAATCAACACTTAAATTATAAATCTTATCTGCTACTTTATCATATTCATTTATTTTTTCACCCATATTTACAAGTTCTTTTAATAACTTTTCCATACCATCTTGTAAAGTATTAATCTTATTTTTCTCTTCATTACATTTTTGATGTTTAAATTCTGTAGATAGTGGTTGTGTACAAGTTGGACACACATCATTTTCTTCAAAAAATTTTAAAGACTTCTTATGTCTTTCTAAATTAGTTTCAATCTTCGCTTCTATCTTGGATAATTGCTTTGATTTATCATCAACTATATGTCTATCCTGTATGCAATCTTTTGCCGAATCTATCTCTTTATTGAGTTGTGCTACCTTGTTTTCATACTCTAATCTATCCTTGGTATTCTTCTCAAGCACCCTATTTTTATGCGTTTGGACGTCTATATCCTTGTGGAGAAGGGTATCCAAGTACTTAGCTTCAGTCTGGTACTTGGTTTCTATAAGCTCACATTGATGTCTGGTTTCTGTTATTTTATTCTGTAATTCTCTTTGTTGACCACTCAATATAGTATCCATTCTACTAAAGGCTCTTATGTCTAAAATCTCTTCAACTACCTCTCTTCTGAAACTTGCTCTCATTTTCATAAATGGCATATAAGAAGAAGACCCTAATAATACTACTTGACAAAACGACCTATAGTTGCACCTCATAATATTGTTTTCAAGATACTTTTGATAATCAATTGCGCTTGCGTCTTGACTCATTAATTGTCCATCACAATGTATTTCAAAGATGTTTGGTTTAACACCTCTTATAACTTTATACTCTTTTGGTCCTACATTAAATTCTAACTCAACCTCACAACCACCATTGTTAATAGTATTAACCATTTGGTCTTTTTTAATAATACGAAATGGTCTATTGAATAAAGCAAAACATAATGCGTCTAACAAAGTAGACTTACCACTTCCGTTTGCTCCTATAACTAATGTTAATTGTGATTTTCTTAAATCTACTTCTATTGGAACATTGCCTGTAGATAAAAAATTCTTATAAGATATTCTCTTAAACTGTATCATAATATAAAACTAAAACTTATTAACCGTTACCAGATATTTCGTATTTTTCTTTTCTTTCACTTTTAGGATTGCCTAATCCCATATAAGGTTGTGGTGTATCTTTTTCTTTTATGTATGTTGTTCTTTGATTAGGAGGATTCATATAACAATTACCTGACACACTTATTCTTTCTCCTGGTGTTTTATAAGCCATTACTCGGTGTCTTAATTGTGCAGGAAATATCCACATCCCAGCAACTTCAGGCATATAGCCATATGAGTGTTGTGCCCAAGATTGATTTTCACCATAATGAAACGTAACTCCACCTGGTCCATAACTCTTACCTTTATAATTTTTTCGTTCTTCTGTTAAATCAGGAGCTTTTAAAAAGATAACCCAAGATAACGCACCACTATGAGAGTGTTCTGGATTTTGGTCGTTCTCTTTCATAAAATTAATCCATAAAGACATAAGAGTAAATTTGTTTGATATACTTCCATTATTATAATTAATTTCTTGACCAACATATCGTGCTGAATCTTCAACGTAATTATCTATGTAAGGTTGGAAATGTTCTATAAACCATTTCTTATCTTCTTGCGTAAAAGTTCTTTGGTCGTCCATTATACCAGCCAAATTACTATTACTTGAACCAGGTCTACACTTTTCACCTCTTTGTAAAAGTCCTTCTAAAAATTCTTCGTGAATTTTATAGAGTGCAACATAAGGACCAAAATTTAAATTGCCACCTTTTAATACGTCTATTTCTATACTCATTACATCCAATAATTATATTCATCAGGTTTCGCTTTGTATTCATTATCTAAATGTTTATCTGACCATATAGAAAAACATATTGCAATCATAGCAAACGCCATTATAAAATATAATCCCTTTCCTTCTTCCCAGTTTGTTAATAAATGCCATAACACTTGTACTCCATTCATTTCATCATACATTGTTTTAGCTCCTCTAATAGTTTCATTAGTTTGTGTTTCATTATATCCTTATTACTTAATTTGGGAATTGCTTTTAAGAATTTAGGATACTCTTTATTTAGTTGTTGTATTATTCTTTTCATTATTTTTACTTTTCAATAACTTGTCTTTCAATGCTAATTTAATCTTTTTCAAGTCTTTGAGTTCTCTCCAAGAAGTAAATGACCTATCGTTATTTCTTACCTCTTCTTGTAGATTTACTTTTCTTTTTAAGTCTTTGTGATTTTCTTTTAGTTCCGCCATATCTCTCCTCGTCTATATCGTGTAATCTTGGATTGTACCCTTTTGGCCAATTACAATTAATCGTCAATGTAGAATCGTCTTTATTTAAAATTCTAATCTGGTGACCATTGGGTGTTGAATTATCCCAATAACGTTCATAGTTATTTAAGTTAATTACTTGATGTTTTAGTTTCTTTGATTTTTTCTTGACCACGTCAAACATACCTGAATTGGGTGTGTTGTTTGCGATATCATCTAAAAAGGTTTCTTTTGGACTTGCTTCAAAATCATACGTAGCACTATAAATGCCACTATCTTGTTGTTGCGCTATTTTCTGCGCCATCATTTCTATATTTCTATCAGTCATCATAATCTCCTATAATACTATTTATACGACCTCCCACACGCTCATAGAAACTACGATTGATTCGCAAAATTTTTAGACTTGACATTACCCTACATTGCTGTTATTATAAATATAAATTTAGAAGGTTAAAGTGCTTATTACAGACGTACCATCTAAAAACAAAATCATCATAGAACATAACCATCATAGTCACTGCTTTGCTGACGTAGACTTTATCGTCTATTGTCAAAAGGCATTATATAGTAAAACACCATTTCGTGTAAGAATAGAACCTTGGGAACCTGAATATTGTATTGCTTATATTAAAACATTAAGACTACACGATAGATGGAAACCGTTAACTATTAAATATGTAAGAAAAGGACATTACATATATCTTTGGAATAGTAAATATGTAAAAGGAACTCGTTATTGAAATTCGCCGAGTCGTTGGTCTTTAGGTACTCTAAGCATTCTTGCGGACACTACACAGTTATATATAATTTTACAAAACTCTAGAATCATCATCATCAAAAGGATGTAGAATAGGACCAGTATTACTCTTTGCACGTAATACAACTGGTCGCCCTTTCTTATGTAAAGGTAATGCCTTTTGTTTATTGGGTTCACCTTCCCATTCAAAACGATAATCTTCATTTTCGGGGATAAATGTAGGAGGTGGATTTTCGTATGCGTCTTGAGGAAGTTTATGCCAAAGACTGTCAAATAACTCTTTCTCATTTAACATACCGAACTGACTATAGACTCGGCCTTCCATTTCTTTAGTTAATGCACGTAAGCGTTCTTTATTGTATTCTATCTTACGTTGAAAGTCCCAATACTCTTTTAAGTCGGTATATGATTGTTTTGTAATAGACATTTTTAGAAATATTTATATCCTGGCGTTTTTTTCTGGAAAAGGAAGTCGTTATATATCTAATGATTGTTATTGCATTTATAGTTTAAATTTTTTGAATTATTTAACAATAGCCTTTTTGTCAGCTCGTTTTTCAGATTTCTGTTTGGTTTATTTACGAGTTTGATATATATGTTATTGTTAGTTTAAATCAATAGTGGCACCTCTATGAAATACACTCATAGTTGTATTAGATGTTTTACTGCCTTCTATTGTTTCTTTCTTACTGCCCCATATATCACTAGTGTAATTGCCTTTGACTTTTAAATTGTAATCACCACCAACATTCATATTTACATCTCCATCAACGGTGACCAGATTGATATTGCCTTTATCTACTTGTATGTTAATGTTTGCATTCGGGCCAATCTGTATGTCATAGTTGTTATTGGCCGCACCTGTTTTGTTAATGTAAATCTTATGGCGACCATCTATAGTAATGTCACTATCGCCTTCAATGGCGTAACGTTGGTGACCACTTGTAATCTCATATTTGTTTTTGATATTGTGTATATTAATATTACCAACAGAATCAATTTCATAACCTGTGCCTGTTCTATGATATTGCGTAATTCTTTCGGCGCCTTCTGTATCATCAATTTCAGAATAGTGGCCACTTTCACTTTCGTATATGTGATTGAAAGGATAAACAGCGGCCCAGGCCGGCGCAGGTTGATTCCAAACATCACCATCACTTGCCGTTATCTCACCACCTTTTGCGTTAGTAGTAGAATTAAAGTCGGCCGTTGCAATACCTTTCTTAACATTATCTTGTCTGGCGACCAAAGATAAATGCGTAAAATCATTTCGTGCTAATCTATTTACATCACTCTCATTAGGAACAATAGGATATTTTGCGTTAGGGTCTGCAAATCCAAATTCACCTGTCGGCTTTTCAATCGGTATGCCAGGTATTGAACCTATTACGCAAGGCTCTTGACATTGTTCGCCATCTCTAAAATATCCAAAGACCCAACTGCCTTCTACAAGAAAACTCGGCGAGTGACCTAGACCACTTATGCCTGGTGACGTGACTGGCATAATAACTTGCGCCCAAGGCAAGTCGGCCGTTGGTAAAACTTCTTTGTCGTGTGTATGTATGCCTACGCAACGAACACGAACACGACCAAGAAACAATGAATCATTTCTGTCTTCAACAACGCCAGTAAACCAGATAAAGTTATTAAACCCTAAAAAATTATTGTCAGCCATTTAGTTTTTTCCCATATTGTTTTTCTTTTAAAGAACACGACTTACGCATTTTAATACTATTTAGAATACCTTTACGCAGGTTCGTGTGAGGACTGCGTGTAATAATATCTTTACGCAGCCTCGTTTGCGTACCCTTTGCGACCACTTGCGT